TATTCTTCCTACTTTATTGAAACTATCCGCCCATTCTGCGTGGGTCTTTGGCTCACCAAATACTTCCAAATATATCTCTAGACATTTTTGATATTAATGATTTAGATAAACCAATGAATTTAAGGGGGCCACCTATTTTAGATGATATTGAAATACTTACTTAGATGCTAAGAATATTAGAGTAATGACAGATGAAGGTTCATCTACTTTTGCTATAGAAAATATTAGAGGCAATGAATTTAGTTTTAACATACCTCCTGTTGAAGCTACATATACTATTACAAAAGATCCTTTGATTTTTAATCAACCTGTATATGTAAATTTAGAAAGAGGTGGTTTAGTTGAATCTCTTCGAATTACTAATGTTGAAAATAAATCTTATGAAGATATAACTGACGGATTAAACACAACATTACAAAATACTAACTTTCCAGGTAAAGAATATATAAGATTTTATTTTAATTCAAAGGGTATTGTACTCTATGATTTTTTACCACAGTCATCAACTCTAACATCTTTAACTCTTACTACTTTTGACATAGATTCTAAAGTAAGAACTAATAAAATAGATTTTCATACTATATTAGGTTGGGGATATTACAACAATACAATTGTATTAATTACTTGTGATGTTACTAATAATTCTGAAGCACCTGCAGATAAAGAAGGTTTTATTTGGGCAGCTACTTATGATAATGCAACAAACACTATTCAAGTTTCTGATTTAGATGGTAACTATTTAAATCCAAATACTACATTAAGATATGCAGGTAAATTAGATTTATCAAGACAGTATGCTATTTATAAACATTTAAAGTGTAGATATGAAAATAACTATACTGCAAGAGTAGTGTGGACAGATAATTACAATAACTTAAAAACTTGTAATATTCTTGATCCACAAATATTTGCATCGCCACCAGAATTATTTTCTTATATTCCTGTACACTTACCACAAAAACCTATTATTAGTTTAATAAATGGAGGTGCATTACCATCAGGTAAATACCAATATTTTTATCAACTATCATCTAAGCAAGGTGCTGTATCTAGTTTTTCTCCTTTAAGTAATTTAATGGTTGCTTACCCAGGAGATTCAATTAACTATGCTACTCCTGGTGCTTCACAAGGAACTCCTGCTCAAAAATCAATGCAAGTGTTTATACAAAATATAGATACTAATTATGATACTATTAGAGTAGGGTATGTAGTATATCAAGTACTTGATGTACCTGAAGCTTTCTTTTTTGATGAAAAACAAATTAGTGGTAGTTCAATGACTTTTGCACATAATGGAGGTACTGAAAATGATGTTTCTATAGATGATGTTTTAATTGCTAATTTAAATAGAGCTCCAGAAGTGTTTAAAACTATTGACATAGTTAGAAATAGATTATTTGCAGCTAATGCTAAAACTAAACAGTTTGATTTAACTGAAGTATTTGATGCTAGAGCTTATAGATATAATGATGGTGGTAAAGCTAGATTATATAATTCAACTGATAGTTATGATAATCCATCTGTACAAATAAATATTGTTACTAATGAAATTATAATTGAAGGAGATGATGCTGTACCACTAGATTATACACTAATACCTGAAACATTTGATTGTATTAATCCATTCAATCAAGAGAACAATTCTTTTAATCCATACTCAGATGGTGATTGGTATAATAACGCACAGTATAAATATCAAAAATTAACTCCAACTCCTATAATTGGTGGTAAAGGTTTAAACATTTCTTATCAATTTGTAACTAAAGAAATGACAGCTAAAGGATCTGGTTTTGCTACAGCATCTACTTTTATAAATACTGTATCTAACTATGATATTAATTATACATATGAATTTTCTGATACATATTCATATCCAGGTGGTAGAGGTTTAACAATGGATTGTATGAAAAATCCAACATTGGAAACATTGTTTACAGGATATTCAAGAGGTGAGGTTTATAGATTTGGTATTGTATTTTTTGATGTTTATGGTTTTCCATCTTATCCATTATGGATAGGAGATATTAAATTTCCATTTGCTTATGAAGAAGATGATATAGGTGATAGTTTTGGACTTACTAAATTATTTAACAATGGTGTAATTCCTCCATTAATTGAAAATGCACAAACTCAAACAAAAAATGGTAATAATTTACCTACTCTAAGTGGTGGTAGTATAGATATAGATGCAACATGGGCAGGTGATTACGTTATAGCTTTTAGAAAATTAGATGGAAGTGTACCAGTTTTTAATTTATTTACTTATAATCCAGGTCCTAGTTATGACATAGATGACATTACAGCAAATTTTAATGCTGCAGCTCCTACACGTACAGATCCTGTAACTTTAGAAACTGCTACTATAGTAATGGAAAACTATGGGCCTGATGTAAAATTTCACATGTCTACTAATGCTTCAGTTTGGTTAGAGTACGCAGTATTTTTTATTAGAATTCCTACAGGTCCTTTTGCTGAGGAAGTTTCTGTTAATTTTGAATTTTATGGTTCAGCTCCTGGATTTTCTTCAACTAGTGGTGCACCTGTAATAGTTAAACAATTAGGTATTACATTTTCTTTAGATACCTCAGGTACTCAGTTTCAAAATATTAAAGATAAAATATCAGGCTATTCTTATGTAAGATTAAAAAGAGAACCTTCTGATAGTACTAGATTAGGTACTGGTTGTATACAACCTACTTTTAATATGCAAAATAATGACAGATATATGTTAACTCCTTATGAATGGAACAAAGCAAGTAAAGGCCCTAAGTGGGGATTTAATATAGGTCCTGATGGTGCTAATGGTGGTAATGTTAGATTGGGGTTACAAATGTATTACGCACCTAATTTTTTAGGTCAGGTTTTACCTTCGTTTGCGCCTGGAGATTACCTTAGGTTTATAGGTAGAACTAATAATTTTGGCGCATTAATACCGTATGCTGCAACAATAACAACACCAAGCTATGGTACTAATGGTGGTTATTTTGTAGCATCTAATGATTTTAATTATGTATATGCAGATGGTGCTAATCCATTAACAGGTGTAGAACAAAGCCAACCTACTAATTCTTATTTAGCAACTAATAATATATTTCCAATTAGTACAAGAACATCTATACCACGTTCAACTAGCCAAAATGAAGTTACTATACCAGCTGGTCCTGGAAATCCTGGTATGATATTTAGAAATATGTCTAATGCTAATGTAGAAGATGCATCAACTGGAAACTATACTGAATGGGGTGTAGAATGTGAAGGAGTTACATTTGCTCCTAATTTTCCAGACACTACTATTGCTTTTAGTCCATCTAATTTAACACTTCCGTTTTATTTAGTTTCTTATGAAAGATACTTAATAGAACAATATAAAGGATCTACTAGAGGAGATAGATATGATAATAGATATATACTAACTAATCACTTCCAACCTATAGATGGTGCCAGTGATTTATTTAGTGATGTATATGGTGGAGATACTTATGTTAATTATTTTGATTACCAAAGAACTAATTTAAATTATCAAGATGGTAGCGGATATGGAACTAAAAACAGTAGTAATGATGATCAGCCAGCTAGAGCTGTTGCTATATTCTTTCCTGCTGAATCTTTATTTAATACAGATTTAAATCTTGCAGGACAACGTGCTGCTGTAAGACAAAATGATGGTAGTGTTACAGCAGCTAGTTATTATTTTAATCCTGCTTATGCACAGCAAAATACAACTAATGTATTTATATCTAAAGGGTATTTACAATCTAATGTTATAGAAGAACCTCACACTATTTATCCATCAGAAGAAAAAAAGGATGGTGAAAGTGGAGATGCTTGGAGAACATTATTAATCAACAATGCATTATCAGTTAACGGTAACTACGGTGAAATTAATAGAGTAGTTCAGTTTAAAGACAAGCTATTCTTTTATCAGAATGATGGTGTAGGTGTTGCATCAGTTGATGAAAGAGTTCTTTCTAATGAAAACTCTCCTGACCAAACTCAGTTAGGTACAGGTACAGTATTACAAAGATTTGATTATATATCTACAGAAACAGGGTGTAAACATTCATTTGCTGTAGAAGCTACAGGTTCATCTATTTATCATTATGACTCTTTTGTTAATAAACTATTTAAATACAGTGTAGGTAAAACTAAAGAAGATATAGCAGGAATGAATCCATTGACAGATGTTAAAGGATTAGCAGGTTTCTTTAGAACTGCATTTACTAATAGTACTATTAAATCAGAAGATAAAATATTAAACCGAGATAATAGAGTAGGTATTGTATCTTCTTTTAATTCAGAGTATAATTCTATATATTTTACATTCTTTGATCAAGCTAATAATATACAACATACTATATCTTATAATGAATTACTAGATAGCTTTGAATCATTTTATGATTTCTATCCATCTATGTATCTCAACATGAGAAAAAGATTTATATCTGTAGATCCTAATACTACTAATAGTGTTTACACACACAACAGTGGATTAAGAAATAATTTTTATAATCAATGGTTTCCATCAACTATTAAATTTAGAGTTAATGAAAATTCTGATTTTGTTAAAACATTTGATAACTTTCAAATTAATACAGAGGTCATTATAAATAATTTACAAGCTGCAAGAACAATAACGTCTTACTCTATTAGTAATGACTATCAAATTATTCCAGAAACAAATAGTAACTTTGTACAAAAGATAAGAAGTTGGAGAATGGTTATTCCAAGAGATGAGACTAATCCTGCATTAACTATTAAACCTAGAATATCAGATAAGTATATGGATGTTACAATTTCAGAGCCGTTCAATGTATTGTATCGTCCTGCCGTTACACTAAGAGTTGAAACGGTCATCGTAGAAACATTGTTTGTGTTAACGGTTACCGTGCTAAAG